TAAAACAAATGATCCTTGATCTCCATTGTTTTGATATATCAATTGATTTGGATTAGTAGTACGCCATTCTACAACTGGACCGCCATCTACTGTTTGTGTAGAATTAATATTAAATGCCGGCGATGAAATTTTTGATCCGTTAAAACGATGATTAGAAATTCCTGCAGGAATATAATCTTGTACTTGTGCAAAACTTCCGGATAATCCATAAGTTAATATAGCATAGCTACTAGTTCCATACGTTCCAACTCCATACACAACCCCAGCTAAATCTTCAACGACATATGAAACCGTTCCGGACTGAAAACGATATTCAGAAAATACGCTATCAATGATTGTTGGTAATACCGCCTCACTTCTCCACTCCGGAGTAGATGCAGTAATCCAACTACTTCCAGATAAAATTAAATAATCATATGAATACGTAGTACCATTATATTTTTTTTCTACCGATGCAGTTAAATACATTTGCCATTGATTATCATCTTCGGCAGATAAACTTAAAATATCATCTTGTATAGAACCGGTATATTGTAAATAGTTTCCAGACCCCGATGGATGTATATTTGAAATTTCTATTAAATAATTTGATTCGAATTTTTTAATTGATGGTAATATTGTATCTTTACTACGTTCGAATAAATTTGGTTGTATTAATACTCCCGTTAATTTATCAGCACGTGCCGGTAATAGTTGTTCTAATTGTTTAAAAAATGCTAAATCGAATAACGTAAACATTCTTATATAAGAATTTACATCATTTTTATCAGCATATTTTTTCCAATATTCTTGTGCTTTTTGTATTAAATCTGGATATGATTTATCATTTTTTGATCCTGGATCGCCGATATAATTATCTAAATCAATAAAACCATATTGTGCAATGATATCTTCATCAATCATTGTTTGTGGAGAAAAATATACTCCTAATTTTTTACTATCTAACGGAGCTTTATCATATTGACTACGTTCTGCTCTAGTTTTTACATCTAAAGTTCCAACTAATTCATTTGATTCTAAACGAATTTTATTGTCATCAAATGTGCCACCTCCAATAGATAATGAATCGTAGTAATATATTTCTTCTATAGAATCATATGGAGTTGCTGTAGTCCAGCCAGAGAACGATGCTGATAGTGAAGATAATTTAGGTTGTACACCAACTAAAGATCCAGTAAGATTATGATTAATTTTTTGCGTTAATGGTAATCTGAATAATAATTCATCGTATGCATCAACATTAGCATCATATGCTGCTGGTGCTTTAACATGATTATTAAATGCAGAATCAGCCAAACTACTAGACCAAATTCGTAATTCTTGTAATTGTCCTTCAAGTCGCGATGCACCTAAACTAGTACCTCCTAATACAACTGACCCTGAATAATCAAAAGACGCAGTTGCTGATGCTGAAACTGCTGCTACAATTTTTCCATATTTAGATCTTTTTGCAACAACTTCCAATTTAGATCCAGTGCTTCGTAACATAGTAGTTAACCATCCACCATCAAACATTTCAATATTAGCAGAACCCGTACCATTAACTAATATAGTACCTAACGTACCACTTGTATAATCTATTGTAACTACATTTGACCCAATGGTATATAAATGCATTGTACTAGACATAGTTGGATTAGTAATTACATTATCTGTTCTAAATCTAAGTTCTACCGTATTAATCGATTCGGAATAATTTATAGTAACAGTACCCGCAGGATTTTGTAATAAATCTAATGCATAATCAAAATTTAATTTTTCATATACAGGAGCTCTATCTAATCTAGGTCCACCATATTCATTAATGCTAATCATGGATTGCGGAATACCGTAACATGATAAAAGAGCTTGTACACTTCGTTTAGTTCCTTTAGACTTTAACAATAAAGGTAAATTGTTAACAATTCGTCTCCATACTGCGTATGTCATTTCTCGTCCAGGAACGCTCGGATCTCCGACAGTATTCGATCCAGTTAATGGAGTACCAACTTCATCGGTACCTAAAACATATTGCCAAAGTTCTTGATATTGATTTCCATCTGTTAAATTCCATCCAAATTGTTTTGCTACAGAATATAATAATTCTTTTGGCATACCTAACTTTGGATTTTCTTCTCGTTTGTATATTTTAGTCATATGATTTATGTATGTATACAATATATCATAATGATGTCCTAACATGTTAACAAACGTAGTTATTTGTGCGTTATTTTCGTCGAAACGAATATATTCTGGTACAGCTTTAACTAAATTATTGAAATTCAACTCATCAAATGCCGATGCTGTTTGATACAAATTTGTGTACCAAGTTTTAAATTGATTGCTAGTAGTGAATGCTAAAGTATATGGTACTGTTGAATTAGTTTTTGGTACTGGTGAAATATAACTACCTGTAATTGTAGGCACGATTGCCGATTCTTTTGGAATATCATACGTAGTTAATATGGAAGAAGATTGATAATATAAATATTTTTCAAACGCATCAAAACCACTAATTAGATTAGTTTTATTTGATTCATAATCTGCTGCATTTGTTGTTGCAACGCTACCCGATAATTGAGATACCAATATACTTTGAGATGCATAATATTCAATTAATTCTAATTTATATTTAAAATTTTCTAATCGTTCCGTAGCTGAACTATAAAATATAAAATTATTAAAATCGGAATAATCAACGTTTAATTGTACTCCAGCTAAACTGCCAGAAAAATATGCATCGACAATTTGTTGTGATGTTTGTACAGAAGAACCCAATAAATCATTCCAATTTTTTAGTCCAGTTTCTGTAGAAGTATTATATGAATAATTTGCTTGCCAATTCGGATTAGCTAATTTTCTATATTGATTTTGTGATTGTAATGAATTAATTACTACTTTATCAATATACGCAGGTTTTAATTCTTGAACAACCCAACATTTAAAATTAACATCAATTGCATCGTCTAACGGTTCATGCAATTTAACGTATAAATATTCTCCTATTACAACGCTATTAACAAAAAATGCCGTTTGATTTCTACTAAAATTTAATAAATACGTTTTATGAAAATTTCCTGTCGTATGTCGTACGGTAGAAATGTAATTGATTATTTGTTGTGCATATTCTACATTAGTTTCATCAATTGCACGTAATCTTAATTCCGTACGATCTGGAGAAATTTCATCAATACGTAAATGTTGTTGTTCGTAACTTCCGATTAAATTTTTAAAGAAATTTATAGCAACTCTAAATTGACCCGAAGTTAATTTTAAATTTTCAAATTCTTTATATAAATCGATTGCAACCGGCTTAGCTGGAAATCTTGCTAATTTTTTAGTTTTATTATCAGTAATTTCCGGAACTTTACTCTGTAAATTTAATCTATGATTTCCAGTAACCCAAGTATCATCGGAATATGCATGAAATTCAATTCGGATATCATCTGCTTGATTTGTTATTTCTGGTATTTGTTGAATTCTATTATTTTTATCATAACTAAAAAAGTCAGACTGAGATGTATCAATTCTAGTAGCAGAAATAGATTTTTCTGCCGTTTTTATTTGATCAATATTTTTATATTGTTTTAACATAAATTATCCAACCGGTTGATTCCATTCGTCGACATTTTTCGATGCATTTGTTACGACCATGTAAGTTTGTTCTGAAAAAATTGTATGTTGTTCTTCTTGACCTGCAAATGCACCAATACCAAATGAATCTCCCGCATCGAACTGTGAATTAGGAATAATTTCATCGATATATAATATTTGAGTTTCTCCTGGATTTATAGAACCAGGAACCGGGCCGTCTACTTGAGCAGCTTGTATTATTAAATCTCCATATAATGATAATATTGATGTTGTATTATTATAATCATCTTGTAAATCTGCAAAAACAACTGCTTGTGAAGTAATAGGCAATATAAATAATGCTACTAAAGTTTGATTTAATCGATACCCAGGTATTGCTACCGATTGTATATCGTTTGGTATTTTTGATTTTATTAAATTAAAATGATTTGTTAATGCAGCTTTAGGTGGACCACCTGGCAATAAATTGATTCTTGTTTTTGCAGAATCAACATACGAATTAACTGCATTTAAAAATTGTGACGCTCTGTTAGCAATATCATTATTATACGGATTCGTTACTGGAATAGATGCATAGGATGAATTAGGCCCAGGTCTAAAATAACGATTAATCGGTTTATTAGGTCCACTTTGCATCAAAGTAAAATAACATGTTCCGAATCCAGATGCTGCTAAAAAGTAATGTGATATTTTAGCACGTATACGAATATCCACTCCAGAATTTTTAATATCTTTAGTAATATAATACGTATTAACGCTAGTTTGCGGATTTCCTTCTACAATTTCATCTAATAATATTCCGGATGGAATTCCTGTAGCATTAATGAATCTATTTTCACTAGGTTTATATCTTGCATATACGGGATCTTGATTTAAATCGAAATCTACGTTCAAATCTGGATTTTGTGTAGCAGTAACTGAAACCGGAAACTTATAATATTGAAAACTAGTTTTTAAAATTTTTAATGCTGAATTTAATTGAATTTGTTCTGCTACCGGATCGATTATTAATAATGGATTTGAATTAGCTCCTTCATTAAATATAATATTTCCGCCTGCATCTCGAGGTATAACGGCATTGTCATTTGAAATATAAGTTAATCCTCGTTTTAAATATTTTGCTTGTTGATCACCAGCTACTGGATCATTTAATCTAGTATTAATAGATGTAGTATTTACTTGTATTTTTTTATCCATTATCTGACTACTTTAAAATAAATTTTGTCATCAATGTACTGTTCCGTAAATCCATCTTTTAATTTAAATTCTAAACGATAATATCGTTCCGGCATAAAACCGTTCATATCTAAATAAATGAAATTACTAGTAGCATCGCAACTAACTTTATTATAAATATCATTATACGGAATTATAGCTTCATCTGTCTCTGCATCGTAAACTGCATAATAAGTAGTAGTTGGCAAATATTTTACAGTTTCATATGGAAATAAATTCGTAGGAGATTTTCTAGGATATTTGTCCCGTGCATAAACTCGTATTTTTGCAATTTCAGTGTCTTTATACTGCGGTTTAACGTTGTTATATATAACAAATGATTCAGTATTAATCTGGGATAACGAACCTGTTGTAAATGTACTGTTATCCCAATACATTAATAACTGAGGAACATATATAGTATGCGTATCTCTACTAAAAAATCTTACATAACCCGTAACATTAGATCCCGTTTCATCAGAATCTGCATATTTTAAAAGAAATCCATAATTTGGAATAGATGCGCCGGCAGAACCGCTTAACCATAATTTTATAGCATCTGTTACATCCATATTAATATCGGTAGTTCTTGTCGTAAAAGATTCGGATGATATAAGACCCGCAGTACTTCCGGAAATCGATGTTTGATACATCCATGAGCCGCCGTCGCCTGGACCAGCTACATACAACGTACTAGTACCAATTTGTATATTTTGACTTGAACTAATCCAAGCTGAACCAGAATTTGATCCGCTCCAAGAAGCTCCATCAGTAGTTAATACACTTTGAAATCCAGTGCCGTTTGTCCAAGATTCTCCAACTAATTTTGCATATATTGAATATTGAGATGCAAGATTTTTTGCGTGAGTTGTATATAAACGAAGAACAAACTTACAATCATTAACCGTTTTTCCATATATAGCTAAAGATTGCGATACTTCAGTCATATCAAATTGTAAAACTCCGCGGGATAATTTAGTACCACCGGATGTATCTAATCGTTTACCAATTTCTATTACTTCATCTAATCCAGTATTATAATTTGGTAAACTTTCATATAATGTAGCATCTTTTTCTGCATAAAATATTCTAAACATTTATTTGTCCTTTAATATGTTACTACGCGTCCTTTAATATCTAAATTTGGAAATTTAACTTCAAATATACTAGGATCTAATGATGGATAAATAACGCCATTTTTTGTTGCAGAAATTAAATCATATACATTTCCGGAATAACCTTGCGCTGATTCGTATAAATTATTGAAATTCACTCGTACTACAGATTGAACGCCTTTAATATTTGCAATGATATTACTAACATCCGATTTTATTATTGGTTGATTTATTTGCCAACGATCGATATCAAAATGTTGTTTTACGGCATTAATACATTTAAGTAATACTTCATTACTATTGTAATTAGATAATACTGAAATTTCAAATTGTACTCCTATGTTAATTATATATGCATCTTTAATATTAATTGCATCAGTTAACATACGATAATAACCTAAATACGTTTTTAAATTTTCTTTGATTGCATTATTTAATTCTACCAATTGTTTAGATTGATTATATCCTAACACGTACATATTCATCGCAAACGGATTTGGTATTTTATTTTCTTGATAATCTTGTTGTGCAATCTGATCATCGGGAACTATATATGCTTTAGCTACGCTACCAAATTTGGATGGCATAGAATATGCACGTATAATATAATCTTCTCTAGTAACTAAACGATTTTGTGTTGCAAAGTTAGCTAAAGCATTATTTTTTATATCTTGTAATGTATCTGCAGTTTTTGCACCCGATGCCGGAATATTATTAGTAACAGCTACTGTGGTTTTAACAAAGTTAAGCATTCCTGCATTTAATGATGTATTAACGTCTTCATTGTATGATACAAAAAGAATGTTAGATACCACATTTGCTGGCACATTGTCTGTTAATCCATTACCAACAGTATATGTTACAGTTAATGTAGTATTCGAAGGAGCTTGTCCATAAGTGCGAGTGTATAAAAAGTTTGAAGGATCGATATCAACATCAACCTCTCTTCTAAAGCCAGCTAATCCATTTCCTACGTTATCCGGATTTGGTACTATTTCCTCATCATTATTATCAGAAATACCAGATCCAAATTGCAATTCTAGTTTGTTATCACTTCTTAATCTAGATATAAAACGCTTTGCAGTTTTTCTTAATTTTAATAAACTAGGAGATGAAGAACGATATTGATATAAATCTGGATCATTTTCTGCTAGATTTGGAACTGCTTCAAATATAGTATCTTGTGCTAAAAATGGAACTTCATACCAATTATCGCCATCTGATTCTGAAACTGATATTATTTCGATGATATTAGTTTCTGGCAATACTATTTTATCATATGCAATGGGAGTTCCAAATGTAAATGTTGCGGTTTTTACATCGCCAGATACCGCACGTACTTGTTTTTTTAAAAGATAATATGTAGGAAGTTTTGTAACGGGATTGCTTTCATACACTGTTACTTCAGTTGCGTTAAATGACGATGAAAACTTAAAATCTACAGATTCTAATGTTCTAAAAACTGCAGGACCGTCACTTTGTTTTACTCGCATACCAGATTTTATAGAAAGTGCGTAATTATAATCAGGTTGTACGTTGACGCCAGATCCAACTGCCGGTACTAATTGAAATACATCTAACGTTACATGTGCTGGTATTACGTTTTTTGGAGAATAACCTAATGCACGTGCTAAATCATAAATATTTCCTCGTTCGGATGCCTGTTCTAATAAAGATTCTTTTAAATTAACATCTGTGTAATAAGATAAAACATCTCCTACATATGATGCTAATTCTATAAAAAGCATACCAGGAGATGATTCATTAAAATCAGTATACGAATTAGGAAAATATTGTTTTGTAAAATCAATTAAATTTCTTTTAAATTGATTAAAATCTTTATTAATATATGATATATCTTTTTTTGTATCCATATTTTCCTTATCCAGCTTCTACAGTTAATTGACCGGTTTCGTTTGCATTGATAACAATACTAAAAATTCTTTCTTTAACTGAAATTGTTATACTGACTTTAACATCAGAATTTAATGTCGGATCTGATTCGTTAGTTGTTACATCTATATTTTCTAATGTTATTTCAGGTAACCAACGATTTACGGCTATCGTAATAATATCAATAATATCTGATTTTAATTCATCAATATTGGGTTGAAATATTATATCCAACAAATTAGTTCCGTATGTAGGATTTTCGTATCGTTCGCCAATTCTAGTTAATAATAAATTTTTTAAACTATTTAATGCTTGTTGTTCTGTAGAGTACACCGATGTAAAAACGCCAGGCTGATCGAATCTAACTTCGATGCCTAAAGCTATATTATCATTAGCAAAATTAGTTTGTATAGGCTGTACTCTATATCCCATTTTAGTTTTTCTTGTTATTAATCGCTTTCATTAAAGCCGAATAATCTCTAGTTAATGCTTGTTGAACTTCCGGTTTTACTTCATAAACTTTGCCATCTTCCGGATCTTCCATTATTGTCGGAACTTGTGGTTCTAATCCCATAGCTTGTTTCATATTTTGACGGAGCATGCCAAATCCTTGTGCATCTGCTGACGACATACGAATTTCATCCATACCTTCTTGCATTATTTCTTTAAAACTATTCATCGCTAAAGGTGTTTGTTCAGATAATGGATCGGTTTCATTTAAAATAGATGCCCATTTATTTTCTGTAAACTGTACCGGAGCTTTTCTTTTTGGCGGCGCTGGCGGGTTTCTGTGTCCCGGCATATTTGCAGTACGAACAGGCTGTTTCATTTCTGTAATAGTAGATTGTAAACCTTCGCGAAGAATTTCAGTTAATTCTTCTTTAATAACCTCACGTACGGCAACTTTAAGTGCTTTTATCAATGTTTTTGAATCCATAGTATATTATTTTATATAAATATTGTAAATATTAATTTATAGGTTGCCCCCATTCTGTTGCAGATAATTTTGGTCCATATACCTGAGATGTATC